CTGCTCCTGGTGGCATATTTATTGTTCAGGAAGAGATTGAAAAGAAGGTAGATGAGAAGGCTGTACTGGATGCGGTGCAGTATAACGACTACTTGTGCTCAGATGCTAGGACTGAGGCAGAAGTAGAGTGGCGCAGCCGTAGGGCGTTTTTGTCTAGGGTGCAGGCTGCGGAGCTGTTTGGTGAGAAGATTGCTGAAGGACTAAACTACGATTCGTATCCAGAGGTAACTAAGAAGGATTTACGTAGGAATACGGATAAGTTTGAGGGCAAGGCAGAACTGCATGAGATTTGGTGTCATACATCTGGGGAGGTGTATTGGCTAAGTGTTGGTGCGGATAAAGATGTTATCCAGAAAGGAGAGCCGCCAATAAAGTTCCCTAACTTTTACCCGTGTAGTGTTATTACGCAGGGTGCTGACCCTGATAGCGTTATTCCAGTATCTGATTACGCACACGTTAAGGATCAGATCCTTGAGGTGGAGCGGCTAACGACCCGCATCCATGCGGTTACCCAAGCGATTCGTACTAACTCGCTATATGATTCTACTATGGGCACTCAGGTAGAGCAGCTCATGAGTGGCGACTTAAAGCTAATTCCTGTTACTAACTGGCCGTCCCACAAGGGCCGTGGTGGTATTCAAAACGGCATTGAGACTATGGATGTCTCTGTCTATGTTAATGCGTTGCAGACGCTTCAGGGTGCTAGGCAGGCAGCTTTACAGCAGCTTTATGAAACTCTTAAGGTATCGGATCTGTTGCGTGGTACTTCGGAGCAGTACAAAACGGCTACGGCAAATAGGCTTGAGAATCAGTGGTCCTCTATGGGCCTTATAGTTAGGCAAAATCAGTTTGCTAAGTTTATTAGTGACGGACTTGCCAACTTGGGCGCTATTATAGCAACGCAGTTTGATGAGTCTACGATTATGGAGGTAGGGGATGCAGACAATCTTATATCGCCACTTATAGACATTTCAGAAGAACTTTCAGAGCAGCCACCTATGCAACAAGGCATGGAAGGCGCGCCTTCGGGTGCGCCCGAAAGCGAGGGAGCCGGGGGCGAGGGAGCCAAAGGCGAGATGCAACCAGAAGGCGGTATGCCGCAGGGTATGCCGCAGGGTATGCCGCAACCACCAATGCCACCAATGCCGCAACCACCAATGCTACCACCTGTTGATCCGACTGTTGAGATTGACAAGAGGAAGCGGGAGATCATGGACATCTTTAGGGATGACAAGCGCCGTGATTACAGGATTAAAATTGCGTCAGACTCTATGATTGCAGTTGACCAAGCAGCGGAGCAGGCAGAGGGAGCTGCGCTAATTGGGACGGCGGGAGCGTATTTTAATGAAATGCGTAGCTTAATAGAGCAGTATCCTCCGCTATTAGACTTTAGCCTGCAATTATTCCAAAACGTAATTAGACGATTTAAAACAGGGAAGGAGTTAGATGGACTCTTTCAGAAGGCGCTTAGTCAAATCCAAGGTATTGCTAAGGCAAAAGAGGAGGCAGCAAAACAACCGCCGCCTCCAGACCCAATTATGCAGGAAATGCAAGCTAAAATGCAGATTGCTCAAGTGGAGTCTCAGACTCGTATACAAGTTGTTCAGATGGAGGCTCAAGGCCGTCATGATAGGAACATGCTTGATATGCAAGACCAGCAAATGAAAGCGCAGCGAGAGCAGATGGATATGCAACTTGCTATGCAGAAAGCTCAGTTTGATGAGTTTATTGCCCAGCAGCAGCTTGGTATGCAACAACAGGAGCTTGAGATTAAAGCTAATGCGGTGCAAGTTGACATGCTTAAGGTACAATCCAATACGGAAGGCATGGCAAATAAGCACGAAATTACTATGGAGAACAACCGGCTTAACAACATCCTAGGTATTCACAAGCTAGAGCTTGAGCAGATGCGGATTAAGATGTCGGAAGCTGAGAAGCTAATGGAAGAACGTCGGTTGGCGAGTGAGCATGAGTTAGATAGGATCCGAGTAACAATGGCGGCTATGAAACCAATAGGCCGATAAGGAAAACATGATAGACAAAGCCTGGCCGTCGCGATTCGGCACACTAGGGGAACGGGTGTTTGGTAAAGATGATCCATTTAATGATGGGAACGGTAAATGTTCCAAGTACATCCACGATGAGATGGAGCCTACTAAAAACCCTCTTAATCCTAAAGAGATTTACACTAGCAAAGCAAAGTTGCGCCAGGCATATAAGGCTGCGGGAGCTATTGAAATAGGCGATGCTTATGATAGAGGCTATGTACCGCCAAATGAGACTTCTCGCAGCGAAGAGAAGTTCATGAAAGGCTTTAGAGATAACTTAAGAGGGAGAATAAACAATGGATGAAGATACAGGAAACGAGACAGAATCTACTGAGATTGTAGCGGATCGTGATGCAGAGGAGACTGTATCCATACGGGATACGTTAGAAAGCAATTTAAAGCAGGTAACAGAACTTAGGGGAGAAGGGTCAGAAGACGAAACGCCGCAGCGCCAGGTACAGCAGCAGCAACAACAGCAGCACCGAGTACCTCCAGCAGACATGCGTAAAGAGGAACGGGAGGCTTGGGCCAATCCTACTCCTGAGAATATCCACATTATACAGGACTATACTAACCGCAGGTCTTACGAGACACGCAGCGATTATACCCGCAAAATGCAGGAAGTAGAGCATTTACGGAAGGAAAACGCAGCTATCTATGATGCGGTCGGAGAGCACCGAGACAATTACGCTAAGAACGGAATTAACATAGCTGACGTTACTAGGCGCTCTATTGCTTGGGACAGGTCTATGCAAGAAGACCCTATTGCCACGGCTAGGGACTGGTTAGATAGCTACGGGCTATCTATGCAAGATTTAATGCAACCAGGCTATGAGGAGTACCAAGCACCACCTGAATACTTGACCAGGGAAGAAGCAGAGCAAATAGCAGAACAGAAGTTTGAAGCCGTGCAAGCTGCACAGCAAGAAAAAGCGGTTGAGTATTACAATGGTAGAGTGGTAGAGTCGTTTATGAATAGCAAGCCGTTATTCAGAGATCCAGAAACATCCTCGCAATTAGAGGCTGAAATGGCTCCTTTAGTTACGGCTTTTACCCAATCTGGTCGTTACGGCTCTCCTGAAGAGATACTCGAAACGGCATACAACTATGTGGTTGGGGGCAATCCGACGTTCGCCGGCATCGCTTCAAAGATGGCCGCTAGGTCGGGCGCACAGGCTACACAGGCAGCATCGCAGAAAGCGAGAGCAGCCTCACGATCTATTAGTGGCTCCGCTGGTAGCGGCACACCCACCATTGCAACAAAAGATATACGGGATAACTTGCGTAGGCGCTTCTCCGGTGGAGATTAGCCATACAGTTATCCCACAACAATTTAAGGGATAACTAATATGGCAAATTTAGAGGAAGCAGTAGTAGCGACCTTATTCGATCAATCGGACAACATTGCGGATGAGGTGTTACACCACAATCCGTTGCTTGCTTCGCTTGACGACCAGGGTCTAATTCGTAAATTCAGCGGTGGATATGAACTCCGTAAGCCTATCATGTACAATGATTCGGCTCAGGGCGGTTTCTATGCTGGATTCTCATCTTTCAACCTTGATGCAATCGACGACTTTACAGCTTTTCGATTCGCTATTAAGCAGGCTTATGAGCCAATAGCAATTTCAGGCCGTGATCGCCGCGCTAACCGTGACGTTGCTCAGTTGCTTGACCTTGTTGAAACTAAGATGAAGGCAGCAGTATCACGTCTTAAGAACACTGTATCTACATCACTTCGTGGTGATGGTACTGCTTCAGGTGGACTAGAGTTTGACGGTATTAAGAAGGCGATTTCAACGTCACCTTCTTCTGGTACTTACGGCACTATTGATCGTGCTACTAACACTTGGGCAAGGAACATTGCTATCAACACTGTACTAACAGCAGCTAACGTTCAGGAAACAGTTTCTGACGCTATCAGCCAGATAGTTCGTGGTGATGAGCAGCCAGACCTTGGTCTTATGGACCGTACGGCCTGGAAGTTCCTACATAGCTCCTTGACTGCAATTCAGCGTATCAATCTTCCTTCAAAGAAGGTTGTGGCTGGTTTCCGTAGTCTTAGCTATGACGGTTGTGACTTTGTATTTGACGGTGGATTTGGCTCTTCTGTTTTAGAGACAAACTCTGTACGTCTTATGAATACTAAGTATTTCAGCTTTGATATGGTTCGTGGAGCAGATTTCAAGCCACTAGCCCCAGAGATGTCACGTCCTGTTGATCAGGATGCGGTGTTCACTGTGGTGATAGTGGAGGGTAACCTCTGTTGTTCAGCTCCAGCACTACAAGCTGTAATTTACACTTAAAGTTAAGGAGAATTGAATTATGTCAGCTTCAGGATCATTTGGAATTAAAACTACCGTTTCTTACGGTACTAGCCCTACGATTGTTCCAGCAAAATTGCTGGATCGTGGGTCTGATACACGAGGCGATTTTATGTTTGTACAAGCATCAGGTGCTGTTACAGCATTTGATGCAGGAATCATTAGTGCAGCAGGTTTGTTTGTATCCGTTACAACCACAACTGCAAGCACTACTCCTAAAATTGTAGGAATTGCACAATGTGCAGCAGCTACAGGTGAATATCTTTGGGTATTCATTGGTGGCGGCGGCGGCACTGGCAAGGGAATTAAGATGCGTGTAGCGGCTTCGTACGTTGCAGGAGCTAAGGTTTACACAACGGCAACGGCCGGTGTGTTAGATGACTCAGTTACGGCTGGCGTTATTACCGGTGTTATTGGTCTAACAACTGATTCCGGTTCTGGATCATCTGTTGAGATACAGGCGGCTGGTTCTATATACAGCAACGTATAAATAAAACGGGGCTTGGCTTGTATAGCAAGCCCCCTTTTTAGAGGATTCTATGGCACTTATTAATGATCTCATGGGGTTGGGATTACCCGCTGAATTGGCTTTGGTAGCATCTACTGAGACACTTTCTTCGGCTCCCACCTTCTCATCGTCTAGTTCTCTTACAGCAGCGGGAACCACTATTACTGATGCACTTGCTCTTACTTCGTTTATAAACTTAGTTGGAACAGCAGCAGCAAGTACAGGTGTAAAATTGCCTGATGTTTGTCCAGTTGGT